GGGTCGGATTTTTCTTGCGTTTTTGGGGTTTTCAGGGCTTCTTCGAGGGCTTTATATTTGACCGGCTGGCCGCCTCGTATATTGTAGAAGACAATAATTTTGTCTTCATAACAATATACGGAGTTGATGAACACATCCACCAGGCGGCGGCAGAACTCTTCCTCTTCGGGATTGCCTTCGCAGAAAGTTTGCAGCCAGGCGATCACTTCCTGTTCCGTGAGGCGCAGATTCATAGCCACGCGCAACTTGGCGGCGTCAATCTCGTATTCACTCTTCTGTGCTTCGAGCAATTCCATGCGGGCGTAAATTTTCTTGTGCGCTACCTTTGGCGCGTCGATCAGCGCGTCAACCAGCTTATCCTGTTCCTTCTCGATCTTCGACAGCGCCTTCTCGATCTCTTCCACGCGTGACGAAGAAAATTCCTTGTTATACTCTTTAACGACGGCGCGGGCGATCTCTTTCATGCGCGATGGCGTAAGGATGTATTCCATCGTCTGACGGATGATGAAGGCTTCGATTCCTTCCCGGCGTTCGTTCTTTTTCCTACACTCATGTTTTCTCTTTCGCGTGTAACACGAGTAATAGCTATGCACCGCGCCGGTGTGTGATTTCCCGCACTCGCCGAACATAGGCGCCCCGCAGATCCCGCAGTAGATCTTTCCCTGGAGAAGGTACGGGATCCGCGCTTTTGCGGCCGCCGGAGCCTTGGCATGGGTCGCAAGGATCTCCTGCACTTTGTCAAACACATCACGCGTGACAATAGGCGTAGCGCAGCCTTCGAGGACTTTCCCCCTGAAGACGTGTTCGCCGATATATGTGGTCATGTGCATGGCGTGTTGAAAAGATGTGTATGTCAGCGGGTTACCGGCACGGTTTCTGACGCCGCGCCGGTTCAGCTCGTCGATGATCTCTTTTTTCGGAACTCCCTTCGCGTACTGCTCGAACACATAGCGGATCACGGGCGCGGTTTTTTCGTCCGGGACAAGTTTCTTGTCCACGACCTTATATCCATAAGGGATCAGGCCGCCGCAGAAGTTTCCCTTATCCGCGCTCTCGCGTAACCCGCGCTTCACGTTCTGCGACAGGTTCGCGCTGTAATACTCTGCCATTGATTCGAGCAGACCTTCCAGGATGATGCCTTCCGGGGCGTCCGTAATATTTTCCTTCACGGACACAACGCGGACGCCGTATTTCTTCAGACGCGCCTTATATATCGCGCTATCATAGCGATTGCGGGCGAAGCGGTCGAGTTTCCAGACAATCACCAACTCGAACTGTTTCTTGGCCGCATCCTCGATCATGCGCTGGAAGTCCGGGCGGGCATCCTTTGTGCCGGTGATCGCCCGGTCGATATATTCACCGATCACCATGACGCCCTGCTGCTTCGCCCAGGCATGGTTGTCATGCAGCTGGCCTTCGATGGATTGCTCCGTCTGCCCGTGTGACGAATACCGCGCATAGATGACGGCCTTCGTCCTGGCCGGATTTACCGGATCTGTATTTTTATGCGTGGAATTTGAGCGTTTCATCTATTATTCTCCTTGACTTCACGCCACGCCCGCGATATAATATATATGCAAATCGGACAAGTGGTGTTGGCTGGTTTTGCGGCCCGTTTCGGCTATGCCGGAACGGGCTTTTTATGTCTTCCGAAATGATCATCACGGCGGCCGCCTGGACGCGTCCACAATGATATGCGCTATGCCATCGCGATATTCGACCCTTCTTCTGCCAAAGCGGGATTGCGCGAAAGCCCCTCGACGGCTGACAGGGCGGCAGACTTGCCGGAATCGTTCAGAGAACGATAGTATCGGATCAGGCGAATCTCGTCCGCCGCTTCGCACAATATCGTGTTTTTTTCGTGTTTTTTCTCAACAATAGCGGCCTCAAAACCCGTTTCGAGCAGAAAATCTCCCGTCACGCCAAGAAAAGCAGCAATTTTTCTTATTTTCAGCGCGTCCGGCGTCCGCTTTCCTGTTTCGTAGCAGCTGTACGTGGAGTAGTTGACGTGCAGGTAATCCGCGACTTCCTGCTGGGTCTTGCCGGCGGCTTTTCTCGCCATTCGGAGCTGGTCTTTCAACATGGTGTTGGCCCTCCTTGAGGGCCTTATTTTACTTGATTTCTTGGCAATCTGTCAAGAAATTTTGCAGAAAAAGGTTGACAACTTGGCGAAATGTAAGTATGATGGTAAAAAACTTGGCAAAGCGCCAATAGATGCAAAGGGGGTGAACGGTCTTTGTTTCCTCATCTTATCGCCATGAAGGAAATCAACCATCTTTCCGCAGAGGAAATGGGCGCGATCATCGGCAAAAGCCGTCAGACATACGAGTACAAGATGCAATGCGGAAACTTCACGCCACAAGAGTGCAAGGCATATTGCCGAAAATTCGGGAAGTCGTTTGACTACCTGTTTGCAACGACGGATGAAATCGAACAGATTGACTCCCTTATCGCGTCACAACAGGAGGAATAATGACATGGAAACGCCAGCGCCGAAAGCATATATCCAAATCGGCTATACCGCCCTTCGCGATCCGGCGACAGGCGGTTTTCTTCCCGCTGTGCCGTTATTCATCCGGGAAGACGACAGCGCCGCAGCTGCGGAGCAGAAGGTGATTGAGGATATCGGATCGCTACTTGCGCAGCGCATGAAAGCGTACCGGGACGGCTGCCGTGAGGCCGGTGTACCCGTGTAACGCTGGAAAGGGGGTTTGAAAATGCAAAGAGTTTACGTTGTCAACATCGGGACGCTGCCGGATCCCGTGCGGCATCCCATCAAGCGCTATATGGCCGAAAAGGTTTTATCCGACACACCCGGCCTTCTGGATTGGTGTGCCACAAAGGAACATGGAACGCTTCTGATCTTCGCCACGCTTACCCACGCACAGAAGTCACAGGACGCCATGCGCAAGAGCGGCAACCCGGTGGAGGACAAGATCTACGTGGCATTTGCTGACAGGGAAGAAAAGTCGTTCCGCATCATAAACGAGATCGAGGGCGCGTGAAAATGAGCGAGTGGCAGAAGGTCATCGCGGTCGATTTCGACGGCTGCCTGTGCGAAAACAGGTGGCCTGACATTGGCGAAGCGCGATGGAAGATTATCAACGAACTGCTGCGGCAACAGGCCGAGGGCGCAAAACTGATCCTGTGGACGTGCCGCGAAGGCCAGCTGCTCCAGGCCGCCGTCCTGTGGTGCCTGAACCGTGGAATCCGCTTTGACGCGGTGAACGACAATCTCGAATCTAACAAGGAGTGTTACGGCAACAACAGCCGGAAGGTTTTTGCGACCGAATATTGGGATGACCGGAGCGTACTGATCGTGAACGCTGGCCTGGTCACGAGCATCACATCACCGAAACCGGATGGCGGGATGATCGTAAGGCAATGGCAGACGAAGGAAATGCAGTTTATTTCCCCGCCGCGAGAAGGCGCGTTCCGCAGGAAAAGGTGGTGGGAGCGATGGATCGACAAACTGACGGGCAGCAGCCAGGCGAACAGGAACAACAGCCGGATGTGGTAACGCATGATATTGACCCGGAAGTGTTCGGATACCATTACCGCCCGCCGAAAAAACGTCTGCGGGACAAATTACGCGAGATCATGAAAATCATGCGGGAATAGGAGGCGCGTCATGGGCCAGGATCGCTGGACAGCTGCGGAATACCGGAAGTATCTCGAAACCGGGAAAGAACCTATGCCGCGCGAACCGAAGAAGGAGTTTTCCATAGGTGAAGTGATGGAATACGCGGCTGATTATGTAGCTGACCAGGCCGCCAAAGCGCGGAAAGCCAAGTACGGGAACAGGAAGATTGACGCGGACGGGATCACGTTTGACAGCCAGCATGAATACCGGGTTTATCTGTGGCTGAAGGCCAGGCGTGAGCGCGGAGAGCTGCGCTGGGTATTCGTCCATGTGCCGTTCCGGTTTACGAGCGGCGTCGTATATTGGGCAGATTTCATGACGATCCTGCCGAACGGCACGGTGGAGGCCGTATGGGACGCAAAGAGCGAAATTACCGCGCATAACGGTGAGTATGTCATCAAAAAAAAGACGCTGAAGGCCGAGTGGGGCATCGAGATCTGCGAGGTCTATCAGCGCGACGCAGACGGCCTTGGCGGGTATCATAACCCGCAATGGCCGATCATGAACGCAACCGTAGAAGGGAACGATTTCTGAAAGTTTACACGGACAGGATGTGCCACGTATCCCGCGCCGGTTCAACTCCGGCGGCGTTCACCAATTCTCCGTGGACACCGCAGCCGTGGTTCGCAGCTGCGAGGACAGACGGATGGGTTTTAGGAAGTCCTGAACGAAGCCCCTCAAGCGGCACGTTGTAATTGCGGTTGTGCAGAATTAACCAAGAGGCCGTCGTAGAAACGATCTGCTGGCAGCCGGGAAAGACCGGCTTTTGACGCCTAAAGGCCAACACCACAGGAAAGGAGGAGCCATGCCAAAACGCATGGAGGGAGTCAGGATCACCGCGCCCGTACCGGGAACGTGTCCGGTATGCGCGACCGTGCATCAAACAGAAGACCCGCACGACCTGAACAGCCTGTATTATCAGAACCGGTTTTTCAAGGCGCACAGGCGGTTTCCGACCTGGGCGGACGCAATGAGCCATTGCGGAGCAATGACGAAGGCAGTATGGATTGAAAAGCTGCGGAAGAAAGGGATCGAGGTTGTCTTTCCGTCCGATCAGCCGAAGGAGAAGCCATAATGCGCGGGTGGCGGGATATGAGCAGCTGCCCACGGGCCGCTGACGGGAAATCGCGGGTCGTGCTGGTGTGGCACGTATATCAGATGTGCATGGTATACGATTGCGAGAAAGCGCGTCGAAACCGCTTTGTTGTCCGATGGCAGGAGATCCCGGACGAGTGGATCCAGCTTTCGGAACGGCCGCCGGAGTCCAGGGACGCAAACCCGCTTGGCGTAGTGATCGTCAAGGACAGACACGGAGATATCCGGCTCCGTGGATGGCATCAGACCAACAGGGAGTCAGGCGTCACGGAATGGATGCCGACCCCGGACGCACCGGATGATTATTTACAGCTGCGCGAATCGGTAGATATGGCCGACGCGCAAGGAAGGATTGAGAAACATGACATTAGCCAACACCACGAAAAAAGACGTCAGCGCTATTGAAGGACTCGCAATGGAGGCCCGTGCGCTGCGCAACTGCATCGACGTAAATATGTGGCAGCTTGCCCGCGTGTTCGTCGAAGCGAAGCCGCTCGTTCCGCACGGGGAATGGGAAAAGTGGCTGGAAGTGAACGCCGATTGCTCCGTGAGAACCGCACAGGACATGATCGCCGCTTTCAAGCGTTTCGGCGGGAAACCGCAGCTGGAAAATATCGGCCGGTCGAAGGCGTTCAAGCTACTGCCGCTGCCGGAAGGCGCAGAGGAAAAATTCATGCAGGAGCATGATGTTTCGTCCATGAGCGCCCGTGAGATCGAAAAAGCCGTCAAGGCAGCCCGCGAGGAAGAACGGGAAAAAGCGAAGGCCGACGCGGAGGAACAGATCCGAAAGGCCGAGGACGAGGCCAGGGAAACGGTCAATGAGGCGTGGAGGAAAACCAACGCGAAGCTGGAAGAAACCGAGCAGCAGATGGAGGATCTGAAAGCCCAGCTTTCCGACAGCCGCGGCATCGCAGAAGCGCTGCGGATCGCCGTGGAGGACGCGGAGGCGCGGGCGCAAGCCGCAACCCAGGCCGCCATCGACGGCGCGAAGGACGTTTCCGCGCAGAGCGCGAAGCTGAACGCCGAAGCCGAGAAAATGCGGCGCGAATTGCAGGACAGGGATGAAATGATCGCCGAGTTGCAGGATCAGTACAACCGGGTACAGACCGAATACCTGAACCTTCAAAGCACGGTCGCAAAGGGCGACGCCGAAAGGGCGCCGGCAGACCAACTGACACCGGAAGTCCTCGCGGCTGCGGTGCGGTCGTTCATCGGCGCGACAGCGCGTATGCCGCACATGAGGACGGCCTTCGCCATGATGGATGACGAAAAGAAAGAAGAGTACAGTATCCTGCTTGAAACCATTGAAACATGGGCCAAGGGCAGCCGGGAGGCGCTTGAAACCACCGGCGCAGAAGGGACGGTGATCTGAAATGAAGGATAAAAACGAACTCGCCATGACGAAGGATCGTGACTCGAACGCGGTCATGATCTCACCGGATGTATTAAGCGGCGTTATCACGGAACTAATGCGCCCCGTGATGCAGACTATCGGCAAGATGCTGGAAAACAACACCGCCGCCCTGGAACAGCTGGCAGCTGCGCAGAGTATACAGAGCGACCGGCTTGAGGCGCTTGAAAAACAGATCCGCCTTCAGACGAAGGTGGACGGCAAGATGGCCGGGTATATGAACGACGCGATCAGAGGTCGAAGCCGCGAACTGCTCGACAAGCGCGGCGTTGACGATAAGAAGGCCGTGACAAAGCTGGGTAACGCGATCCGCAAAGCCGTTCTGATGCGGTACGGCGTTTCGAGCCTCCGGGACGTTCCGAAGCATGAATACCAGGTCGCGCTGAATCTGATCGCAATATGGAATGACCTTCTGATTGTGCGCGACGTTGTGAACGACGCACGGCAGCGAATGGAGGCCGGTGGTGAAAAATAACGAGCAGCGCGAGGCCGCCATTATGCGCATGAAGGCGCTGGATGACGCACGGGTGGATATGGTAAAACGCCATGAAAAGCCCGCCGTCATCCACGCCGTAAGCGCGGCGTATCTCAAAGAATACACGGAGGTTTACGGTGAAGATCAAGCTGGACGAAGGCGCGTTTGCGCCGACCCGCGCCCATCATACTGACGCGGGACTCGACCTTTACTCGCGTGAGGATAAAATCATCCCGGCGGGTGATAGTGCGTGTTTTGACACAGGTGTACACATTGAACTGCCCAGCGGCTGCTGCGCGATGCTCGTCAGCAAAAGCGGCCTGAACGTGCGGAAGGATATCACAAGCACCGGTCTGATCGACGAGGGGTACAGCGGCAGCATTGTGGTGAAGCTGTACAACCACGGCAGCAAAGAGATTCAGATCTTTAAAGGCGACAAGATCAGCCAGCTTGTGGTTTTTCCCGTGCGTTACGAGCCTGTTGAGATCGCGGAGAATATCCGCGCAGGTGAACGCGGTGACGCCGGTTTCGGCAGCACGGGCGGATAAAGAAAGAGGAATCAGCCAATGCCAATCGTTAATTACATTCGTGAACACGAATGGTTTATTGAGTATGCGGCAGATGAAGGGTTGACGCCTAACGATATTGCTCTGTATGACGCGATTCTTTACTTTGTGAATCGCAAGGCAGAAGGTAACGTATGGCCAGACGATTTCATCCGCATCCGTAATGACCGTTTGCTCACGTATTGCCACATGGGTTTTGACGCGATGGCGCGAAGCAGAAATAAGCTGAAACAGAAGGGCGTTATTGACTTCCTTAACGGGGATCGGAACAAAGAAGCCCCGGCGTACAGGATCATATACAAATGCCTGGACACTTTTCAGCCGGATGGTACGGTTTATCCGTTTAGAACGGATAACAATGCGGACAAAAACGCGGATAAAAGTGCGGACAAAAGCACGGATAATATCCCGGACAAAGGTGCCGACATTATACTAAACCATACAGGTGAACGTATACCGAACCCAAACGGAATTGATTCACACACAGATTCCACTACGGCAGCAGACCGCGCGCGGGGGCGGCTTAACGAAACCTATATTGATTCAGCCGGGCTGACGCAGAAATGCCGCTTTGACAGCGCGTTTCTGACGAGCGACCGGGCAAGAATGGCCGTTGTGCAGCGGATCCTGAACCGGTTTGACGGGGAAATGGACTTTGAAAACGCCCATTTCCGGCTGGCCGAATTTCTGCATGACGGGATGCCGCCGGAGATCCTGGAGGACGAGATCGACAGTTACAGGAGTCTGCGCCGGTTTGTGACCGCAATGGGCGTCATATTCCGCGAACGGAAGTACGAGGAACGGCGCGACGAAATCGAAAAAAAGCGCTGCATGGAAGACGCGAGAGGTAATCCGAAAGTCGCGGAATTTTTGTACAGGTGCAGCGACAGGTACGTGCCGGAAGACAATTAACGACAACAGAAACGGAGGCCAACACCATGAGCGACGAACGGGAACGCCTGCGGCGGGGCGAAATGAACGCGATTATCTATATGCGATGTGCGCTGGCATCGGCGGGATATTGCTGGGGCGACCTTGACAAGCGGCTTGATATGATCCCTGACGGGAAAAACCGCTTCAGGGCTGCAATGGACGGTTTCAATTCCGTGATGGACGAGATCATCGCAACCGCCCCGGAGGAAAGCGAGAGGCGGCTTGCCAACATTACGCACGATTTCAAGATCATGCTTGCACCGAAACCGCAGACGGAACCGAAGGTTCTGACGCTGCGGCGGGAGGACGCGGAAACCGTGATGGCCGCCGCGCTGAAGACGTGCGGGGATTGCTACAAGAGCGATGACGAGGTCAGGAGGACGTGCAAGCTGTACAAGGTCATGGAAACGTACTGCCCGCTGGATGATTACGGGAACGGGATGATCTGCCAATACGGCAAAAGCGAGATTGAGTAAGGAGGCAGCTGAATGAAAGTCGAA